CCGGCAGCAGTGAATAAATCCGTTGTATTGTCCGCAACACAAGCGATTCCTGCAGAGGCAACCTTGACCGCAGAAACATCAGCATATCCAAGTTTTATAAAATGGTTAAGATCTGGCGCAACAAAAGCCTCGTCTGTCAAGACTCCCGAGGTTTGCGACACATCCTGTACTGATTCCGACAGCCCAAAAAACCGCAAAATCTCCGCGTCAGGTGTTACAAGGTTCATAGACCCGGTTACGGTTACTTGACGGTTAACGCTGGCAATTTTGACAACGTCTTTTGTCCTGTTTCCAAATTTCTCAACTTTTTCAACGGCTTTTGTGAAAGTAAAACCATCTATATGTCCCATGTCAATGTAATAGTCTCGCCCGTCTTCCTTAAAGGCTGCAAAGCCCTTGCCGAGCGTTACACTTGCATCATAGTCAGGCATATTTTAACTCCTTATCTTTATTTATCAGGCCTGCGCGAAGTCCGGTATTGTTCCACAAAAAAAGAAACTTCACTTGCCCAATTTTCAAAAAGTGTTTCCTCGATCGTTTGTCCCTGAATTTCTAATTTTCCGAGGGAATTAGATAACCGCAAAATGGCAAATTCGACTTCCTCACGAAATTCCTCTGCCTCGACAAAACCTTCATAAGTCACTTGATTAGCCGTTGCCGTGTCTATTGTGCTATTTTCTATATTGATTCCTAGCCGGATTCTCCAGCGCCGACGACTGGTCGTAACCTCGACAGAGTCTACCGCAGCAATCGCCACAACCGGAAAAGTGCTTTGTGGCGGCATCGCCTCAAGGTCTACGCCTAAGTATATTGTCGGATTTTTAGTATACTTCGCTTGTGTATATTCGATAAGCTCCGCGTCCGTGCGTAATCCATCTCGAATAGTCTCTAGTATTGCTCTAATGCCCATATTTGTTAGCCTCCAGGCAACAAGCTCAATAAGCGCGATTCTAGCGCCGCAATCAACGGAACCTGAACAATATATCTCACGTTTTACAAAATGGCCTTAAATCGCGATTGTTTCGCCAGCCCAACAAAATCAAGGATAACAGGCTAATTTGGTGCGCGTTCAAATCTTTTCTTTAACGACCGGCCAAACTTGCGGCTAAAAAGCGGGAAAACTTTTGCCTTTGCGCGCAGGAAAACAGGCTTAGAAATAGGACGAGCCGGTATTTTTATTTGCGTCGTTTCAGCTCGCAACGGGAAAATGTCCTTGCCGATTATATTTTCCTTGTCTTTTGTGCGCCTCCCGATAGGCCGAACATTGCGCTGTGCGCCGAAATGCCGACGCATACGCGGAGTTACCAATATCGAACGATTCTTTTGCGCCAGCCGGGCAATCCGCATCGTATTTCGATCAAACTTGGCACTCCCAGAACCCGCCGTCCCATATCCTATTATTACCTGACTTGACGAACGACTTATTTTATACCGCGCAGCGCCAGCAAGAAAAGAATATGGTCCCCTATAAAAACGGCGACGCATTCTCCAATTTGGTCTAGTGTGCATATATTGTTTAGCCACTTGTGACGCTTTCGGCCAGGTTTTTTCTCCCTCCGAATTTATCCAATCCGCAGTTTCCTTAATAAGAAAAAAACCTGTGGAGGACAAGCCTGATCGGCGCGACTTGCGAAACTCACGCGGCAATTGCTGAAATACTTGTACAATCGTGTCGGCATTAGATTCGATCTCTAAACTAAAACTCATGCTTTGGCTCTCGCTTTCGGGTCTTTGTAAATCCGGGCCTCGATGATATGTCTTTCATTTTCAATAATACGCTCGACATACCAGCGCAGCCCGTCAATCCAAACAGAATCACGGTGCTGTGCTAACGGTATGTCCGCACGCTTGAAATATAACGTCGCCCGGTTTGCGTCTCTGTCAACCTCGCCATAATCAACAATCACGTCAATTACAAGATTGATCTGTGTTGCCAATGCAACATACGTTACAGATTCCGCAAAATCATCGACGTTAAAAAAAACATTATCCAAGTCGCCGGAAAACTGATCTTTGAGAGCCATTTCACACTTTCTTTTTTAACGTTTTTGAAACCGTTAAAAGAAAAATTGTTACGATAGCACGGTAGCGCAAACATAGCTGTCTATGTCGTGCGGAGCGACAAGCGGCGCGCTTTGTAGCATAAGGATTCTGGCGGACGGGTCTTCAACAATCCACGACTTCGGGAACCAACGAACGCTCGCGGTTCCAGAAAAAGCCAAGTCCCTTATAGCTCCATAATGACGGGACATCCGCGCATTAGTCGAACCGACGATAACTTTTTTGACTGGCATCATCGGAAAAAGTGTGCCCGAATCATCTTCATACCATTCATCATATGAAAAAATCTGAGCCGTAAGTCCTGGAACCCTTATGGTGCCGATAAATGAAGAACCGTCAGGGACTTCCGAAGGTGCAATATTACCGACATCAATTCGACGATTGTCAAGCAGTGTCTGAATTTGCGACGAATCGAGAAATTCCGCGCAAGCTTCAGATCCCATGATTACGATATTAGAAGTAATTCCACTATCACGACGATTCAACAACGCCCATGCGCTAAGGTTTCCGACTATGTCAGCGGTTGCTTGATCCCAAAGCACCGCCGCCGTTGGCGTATGCGTGCCATCCATGCCGAAATCGATTTCGGCATCATATCCATCGCCAGAAATTGTTATAACGCCAGTTTCCAAAACCTTAGAGGCCATCCATTCCTCACGCCGTACAATCATATCTTGCAATTCAGCAATGTCTTTGCCAAGTCGCTGCTGTGCCTGCGCTGCAGGTGAAGAATTGCCTTGATATATATGGACTCCAGCCGGAGTCTTGAGAATGTCTTCCGCCGTGGTTATCATCTTTTCCTTGATATACGGCGGCTTAAAGGACTTTCGATCAAAACCTTTTTTCTCGACAAATTTTGCTTCAGCTGTAGACCGCACAAACGGCGCTAATCGGCGCCCTCTCTTATATACATCGATGTCGACGTATTCAGTCATGCTGTTTTCTGTATTAGAGAAAAACTTATCCAAGAAAAAAGTTTTAGGTTCAAACATTTTTTCTAAACTTGCAAGCATGGTTCGACTTGAAAAAATATCAACTGCCATATGCTATACTCCTTATTAGTTGGACTTCACCGGGTCTTTAAGGTATATGTTGAGATCCCGAAGCCCGTCTTTTGTGGTTGCGGCAGTGTGAGCCGTTCCAAAAGTCATTTTTTCATGGTTAAATTCACCAGCAAGATATACTATTGTGTCAACATCGCCCAAAGACGCATCAACATCTTCTGCAAGAATGGCGCGAGGTACTTCGGAGCCATCGCTTGGAGCCGTTAAAGAAAGAATGTATTTTCCGCTTAACGTTATTCTGCCGAGCAGGGCGCCACGAGACAACACTTCGCCGCTCAATATGGTAACGCCTTCCGTTACCACTTTGACATTGTCACCAGCAATTAAATTGTCTGGCGAAAATGTTTCACTTGTCAACCCTAGACTTTCAGTCATTTTATGACTTCCCCCTTCCAGAACCGGCGGCAATATTGGCCGCTATGGTTTCAATGTCTTCTTCTCCTGAATCGTCACCGGTTATCGGCACCGTATTGACAATTTCAGTATCATTTTTGAGCTGCGCCATAGTTATACCACGGCTTTTTTGCTCTTTTGTTTGCGCTACGGCAAAAGCTTCGGGCGCGTGGCCGTTGTCAATTGCTTGCTGCGCAAAGGTTTCAAACCCTTCGAGCGTTAACTCTTTAATTGATTTTAGGCGTTCTCTTTCCGCTGTACGGCCCGCCGTTTCTCCCGCCGCGAACGATTCTTCTTTTAACGACGTTAAAAGAACAGGGTTTTCTTTTTCGAGGACAGCGAGCGTTATAACTAGCTTTTCCGGTGTTTCCGCCATGTTTTCAACCTCCTTTGCTGCTGTGTTTACGATTTTGGGAACAGTAAATCCTTTTGCTATATTGCCGATTCCATCGGCAAGCCCTGAATCAACGGCCTGTTGGCCGATAAACAATCTACCATCAGCCATATTTTTTAAAACCGTATCTTCTGAAACATTACGATTATGAGCTATGGCCGAAACAAAAATTGAATAAATATAATCAACCTGAGATTGCAAAGACTCTTTGCCTGCGGCGCTTATGGGATTGTACGGCGAAGCTACGCGTTTAAATTTCCCTGCTACGATTTCAGTGGTTTTTACCCCTAATTTTTCTTCATATCCTGAAAAATCCCGATGAACCGCAACAACGCCAATACTTCCAGCAATCGCCGTGCTGGAAGATAGTATAACTCGTGTAGCTGCGCTTGCAATCCAATAAGCCGCGCTTGCCGCCAGGGAATTCACGAAAGCAATAATTTCTTTCTTTTGACGACCGTTAAAGATAAGGTTTGACAAAGCTTCCGTGCCGTCAACCTCACCGCCGGGGCTGTCGATGTCGAGGATTATTCTTTTAACGTCATCATTTTCTAACGCATTTGTAATCTCTACGCCAATTTCTTCTGTAGACATTTCGCCCGACCAGAAGGACGACTTTTGTGATAAAACGCCAGAAATAGAAATTATAGCCGTATCACCTTGTCCTTCTGTCTCGTCTACGTCTTTCGGTTTCTCGGGAAATTCTATTTCGTCCTCTAAAGCCGTTAAAAGAGAATGTATTGACTCCGGCTGCGCCAGCCAAGGCTTGTTATATATAGCGCGTAGCGCATTGCTATTGTTGCGGCTCATTTACAGCCTCCTCTATTGTTTCTGTTTTCTCTTGTTCAAGCCCGGATTCCTTGCGCAACTTCATTTCCACGGATCGCTGTTTGTGGACATCTTTCCAATGCAATCCCGAAATTTCCTGCGCTTCTTTTTGTATGGTCGAAACTCCAACATTTATGCGCTTTTCAGCGGCGTTTATTTCCTTAAGCTCATCAATACTACCCTTTGGCGGGCCATCCCACGACGCGCCAATATACGCAGCCCTAACAGCAGGGTTTCCATAATTGTCAACTTGTATTTTCCCACGTGCCACGTACTCGTCAAACCATAGCCCATAGACCGGATTGCACAGCTGATCAACTAAATTCTTACGATAGCACACTACCGACTTCCACAACTGAATCATTGCAGCCCTTGCGGCCCAGTAATTAGTTGTGAAGTGCATCAATATTACTTCGAGCGGTACGCCTGTGCCTGATCCGATTTGTTTCATTATCGACATAAAAAACGGGTCAAATTGCACGTTCGGGCGCTTCGGGTCTGCAAATTCTGGCTTGTATCCTTCCGGGAGGTACTGAACAAGCCCCGGCCCAAGCGATATCTGCCGGTTTTCTTCTTCCGCCGCGCTCTGCGTCGTGCTTGACGGGTATTCCGCAGTATTTTCTGACTGTAACAAAAGAGTAAAATAGGCATTTATCACGCTTGCCATCAATTCAGCTTCTGAAAGCCTACGCAATTGTCGAAGCTGTACAAGGATAGGCGCCAGCATAGACACTCCGCGACTTTGGCCGGGCCTGCCGATATCCGAAAAATCGCATAGATGTAAAACTCGTTCTCTGCCAGTTTTACTTCCGAAAGCCCGAAACCATCTACCTGTTAGAGCTTTTCCTGGTTGCAAGGAATCATTTGGGTGAGCATTAAGAATATGATAAGCCACCGGCGCCGCCAGCTTATTATAACGGATTCCGCGGATCATATCTATCTGGTCCGGCATACTAGACGGATTCGCGACGCGGTCAGCTTCAATCACCTGTAATTTAAGGCCGAAATCGGAGCCAAATCGTTCATAATACGGCGTGTTTACGAAACAATCGCCAGATATCGCCTTAGAAACAAAGGATAGCTTCTGTATCCCGTAAAAATTAAGACGCCTGGATAAATCACACTCTTTTGATGACGCCCACGCGTTGAAGTCACGTTCTATCTGTACTTCAAGCTTCGCGGCTTCGCTCTCGTCCATATTTAAGTATTCATGGTCAATATGACTCTGTAAAGTAAGCCCTGGGCCTATGACGTTATCATCAAGTCTTTTTACCACAGAATGAGCAACCGGATTGTTGCGGTAAGAGTCTCTGCAACGTGCGGTCAAAGTTAGCTGTGTCCCTTGGTCGTATTCATCGTCAGGTGCGCCGCTTGACGGATTCCAGCGCCGCATTGACCTATCTTGCCAGCTCCCGCCAGTATAGGCGCTATCCATCATTGACGCAGCGAAGCGGGACCGGGCACGCTTAGCCCCCCATAAAGGCCACATATAATTTATTGTACGGTCTAGCAGTCCCGCACCGTTGCCGCCATTGATTTTATTAGCATTCTGGGAAGACATAGCCTACCACGACCTTTCCGCTTGTGCTTGAAGCTTCGTCATCTGCAAGAGGCTTTATTTCCTTGCGCCATTTGAGCAGCTCGGCTATATTTGCGCGAGATAAAGAGCGTGTACCTATTGTGTAGCTCTGTGCTCCTGTTAATATAGCCTTTATAGCGTTATCTATATCTATAAGCAACTCTGCATAAGTCACGGCGCGTTCCTTTTTTTAAAAACCGTTAAAAGTTTCAATCCACGCCCCCGCATAGAGTGGGGCGACGCCACAGAGGCGTTTTAAAACCGTTAAAAAGAAAATATTCTCCGGGCTATGAGTACGGATCAGCTAAATCATTGTATGGATTAAGCTGTCCATACAAGTCAACCGGTTTAATTCTCTGTACCGCCTGTTTTTTCTCTATCGGCGAACGGGCCTTACTCTGAAGCATAAACCGCTGGTCTTCCATACCTGCGGTAGCATATACCAGAGAAGAAAACCAGTGCTGCGGCGCGCCCTGATATTTTGGCTTCCACACAAACTTACGGTAGCCGCCGCGCCGTTCTTCAATGCGGTGTTCATTCGCCAGATGCTTAAAAAACCGGTCTTCCGTGTCACCTGGGAAAGTCCAGGCCCCTACATCGCCCGGTACACGGCGGAAAGCGGCGGCTATTTCATCCTTGAGCATGATAGAGTTAACAACCATAAGCATTTGTCCGCCACGCCGAGCTATTTTACGTTTTGTGCGCGGATCAATTTCCAGCATCTTAAATTGGACCTTTTGCGCCGTCGAAGCGTAGTCCTTAAGAGGTACAAACGGGCGGCCTGCCCAATTGCAGAAATCGTAGACTTGCTGTGTCACTTCGCCGTCGCTTGAATCAATCGGCGCGCAATACAGTACAGACATGTAGTCAGAGAGTGCTTGCAATATCTGTTGCCAGTTATTATTTCCTTGCGCGTCTTTCCACGACACAATACCGTATTTTAGAACGTGCCCAGAGACAAGGGCGGCCCTGCGCCAGCCCACAACAGTATAAAACAACTCACCCTTGCGCTGTACGTCTATTCCTGCGGTATACAGATCATAACCGGCAACCATTCCAGACTTGCGGCTATAGTCCACAAATTTTTCTAACTCGCTTTGCTTAACGCTCTCGCCGAACGCTTCCGGGCTTTCGGCGAGCTCATCTGTCCAGAAAACTCTCATGGCTTCATATCCGGCGGCCTTTGCTTTAATGAATTCCGTGCTCAATCGTGAAAACGGCGTAAAAACTGAGTAAGTCGCCGGTATTTGCAAAGTTTTTGTGTCCGTTTTGCGTTCTTCGCACGGTTCATATGTCTTCGGGTCCACACATACGGCCTTGCCGTGATTCATTATTTCAACTTTTTTTCCCTCTGCCCATTCGGCGCCGCATGCTTCGCAACAATACCGAGTACATTTTTGTAATTCTTCATAATCCCACACTCCGCTTTTCTTTGCCTCAGAGAACCGCAAGTTGCTAAACTTCATGTATTGGAACACTCCGCAAGTGGGACATGGTACGTGCCATTGATACCAATTGCCCGCCCGCGCTGACTTCATGCTATGGTGCTCCGGGTCTTCCGGTGGCGTCGTCGCAAAAAATCCTTTTTCCTTACCTGAAAATGTTCGAGCACGTTTTTTCAAATATTCCGTTGTTTCTTTCCAAATTCCGCATTCATCCCCGAACAAATAACGGCCTGGTTTCCCTCGCATCGCTAATTTTGAAGAACCCCACCCGACCTTTACAGAGCTATTATAAACCTTGAAATAGCTGTTTGTCCAATTTTTCCTTTTTATCGCGTCCCGCGCTTCCTCCCGAGAGGACTCATCAAGAAAATTCCGTAACCGATTACTTACAAATTGCCGCGCCTCTTCTTCTCCCGACAAACACCAGTGACACGGCACCGCGCCGCGCTCATGCTGTGAAACAAACAGTTGTACACCCATCATAAAGGTGGTTTTACTAAGTTGCGAACCATAAATCAAATAAATCCAAGGCGTTTCGTGGTCGTGGTACCAATCGCAAAGCGTTCTAATCCAAGGCGAAAAGCGCAATTCAAAAGTTTTGTACCGGTCATCGTCCGTAAGTTCAAAACCTTCCTCGAAAAAGTCGTGAATTCGTTTATATTTCGGCAACCGTGCCGATTTACGAAACGAATCTACAATGCTACGCCTCTTTTGAATCTTGGATTGTGTCTGAACTTGTAACACTATATTCAACCTTCAAACTTATCTGATTTATCGCTTTTTCTAAGGAATCATTAAACGCTTCTTGTATTTCTGTAATTTGTTGATAATTTAAACCATACTCTTTTGCCAATTTGTCAATAATTTCACGGTGGACATCCCAACATTCAGAAAAAATAGTTTCTATGCTATCATTTATTTCCGCTAAAGGGACAAGATCTCCGGACGCTATTAAGTTGGATTGCCTTATTTTATATGCCTGCTCGACTTTATATAGCCGGTCAGCCTCTGCTTTTGGCACTCCGCGAATATCAAGCGTATCATTTTTAACTTCCGCCTCTGGCAAAATTGCAGAAGATACCGGCGCGGGCGATACTTCAACAAATTTTTCTTTTTTCTCTGGCTGTTTTTCTAAATCAACATAACGCGATTCCTCAACGCTCCAACATATATTTCTATGCCCCAAAACAGCTTGCAAATATCGCTCGCCATCATTAACGCAAATATGCCACGTATTTTTTATTTTAACGCACCGAATTTTTTTATCGCGACAACGACGGGATAACGTGGGGACAGCCACACCAGAAATTTTAGAAAACTGGTGGATGTTCATCCAATTAGGATTTTCCGTTTTTTTTATCATATTATCACCAAAAATTTTACATATATGTAAAATTTTAACCGAGATTTTACACTAAACATAAACATGTATGGTTCAATGCTTTATGTTGTACACGAATTTTATTTATTTACCAAAGAAAGAGGCCGCCCCCAACACCCACC